AGCCTCATCGTCAGCGTCAGTGAGTGCCTTTTCCACGTCATAACTCATTACTATAAGTAAATTTTTTAATTTAATAGTTTGTAATTACAATATGTGTTGTATTTATTTCGTCCCCAACTCTATTTGAGTGTATTTTGAATGCATACTTTTTGAAGTATTCTTTTTTTATGTATCCTTCATAAAGTTTTTCAATAAATGGTGTTTTTCCTATAACCATCATACACCTTGCATTTGATTTTTTAAAACATTCTGCTAGTTTTTTATGTTCTTCTTTTCCAAAAGAACAATATCCGTAGTCAGTAAATTCACTATCATATGGTGGATCTAAGAATATAAAATCCTTGGGATCATTACATTTTTCAAAAACTTTTTCGAAACTTTCATTCAATATTTCTGTATTTTGAAAAATATTTTTATACTTTTCATTTTTTAGTTCTTCAAAATTATATGTCTTATATCTTCCAAATGGTATATTGAATTTACCATTTTTATTGTATCTTAACATTCCTCTAAAACATGTTTTTCTTAAATAGAAAAATCTTTTGGCATTATCTAACGGTGTATTTATTTCCATATCATCCCTAACTTTATAATATTGACTTTCTTCATTTTTATTTTCTTTCATGAATGAATAAATGTCTTCAGCCTTTCCATCTTTTAAAGACCTATAAAAGTCAATGAGTTCTTTATGAAGATCAGAAACGATAGATTTTTTAGGTTCCAAATGAAAGAATACTGCTCCCCCACCAAAAAATGGTTCTGCGTAAGTATTTATATCAGAAGGAATTAGTTCTTCAAAATTTTTTATTTCACCCTTTTTCCCTCCTGACCACTTAACAATTGGTTTCATTACAATTAAATAATTTTATTCCTTTAATCATTTATTAATTTAAAAGAATTTTTCTATATTTATATATGTTGATTCGTTCGGGATACATTGTTGATGATCTCCCAGAGATAAAAAAGGAATTGACAGTTCGTGCTATAGTGAATACGGAATTTGGTTTTCCACCTCCACCATTTAAAGTTTTTAGAAAATCTAAAAAAGGATTATGTGTTCCAAGATTTTATGGTGAGGAAAAATTTGGTCAGCCCACACAAGATAGAAGACCTGAGCCAGAAAAAATGCGTTCTTGTGTATCATTTACTGGAAAATTGAGAGATGAGACATTTCAAAACGAAGCACTTCGTAAAGGTATAGAAGCGGGACACGGTATATTATCTTTGGATTGTGGTTTTGGTAAAACTGTTACAGCGATTGCTATGGCTTGTCAATTAGGATATAGAACAATGATTGTTGTTCATAAAGAATTTTTGGCAAATCAATGGGAAGAAAAGATAAAACAATTTTGTCCTAATGCCACTATTGGACGAGTTCAACAAAATAAATTACAAGTTGATTGTGATTTTGTTGTTGCAATGCTTCAATCCCTCTCTACAAAAGAATACGAACCCACTGATTTTGACGGTATTGGAACTTTAATTGTTGATGAGGCACATCACATATGTGCAAAAGTATTTAGTCAAAGTTTATTTAAATTATGTCCTAAACATATTTATGGATTATCGGCAACCCCAGAGAGAAAAGATGGTTTGACAAAAGTTTTACATTGGTTTATGGGTTCAACATTTTTTTCAGCATTTCGTGAAAACCAAAAACAGGTGGAGGTATTTCCTATAAAATACGATTGTGACATGTATCGTCAGATGCCACCTCTTCTTCGTAATGGTAAATTATCATTGGTGAATATGATTACAGAACTTGTTGAACATACAGGAAGAAATAAGATGATTATTGATTTGGTTCGTAAAATCAAAAGTGAAAATAGAAAACTTTTGGTATTGAGTGATCGTCGTTTTCATTGTGAATATTTACACAATAAATTCCCAAAGAGTTCTGGATTATATATGGGTGGTATGAAACAAGAAAAATTGGATGAATCAAGTCGTAAAAGTATTATTTTTGCGACATTTAGTCAAGCCCATGAAGGTTTAGATATACCCTCTTTGGATACTGTTATATTGGCCACCCCCAAATCTGACATAAAACAGTCTGTTGGTAGAATATTGAGAGAAACTCCAGGTAAAATGAACGTTCCTCATATTTATGATATAATAGATGATTGGTCTATATTGAATGCCATGTATTATAAGAGGTCTAGGGTATACAAGGAATGTGGTTTTAATGTTCCACGGTTAAAAGATAGTCAGGTACAGTTAGTTGAAGATTTTAGCAAGTGCTTAATAATTGACTAAAAAAAATTATACGGTCATAATAGTTATGTCTGCTTTTATTGGAAATGTAACAAATCAGACGATACAATTCCTAGATCCCGAATCTGGTTTTGTAACGGTTAAAAAAGTTGGCATCGCGAATAATACACCTCAGAATACATTAGATGTGGGTTCCTCCCTTTCAATAAATGATACGGGTGCGAATGTTTTAACTATAAGAGGCAACGTCGGTGCAGAATTTTTTACAGGAGATGCATCGAAGATGAGTGGTTTTGTAATGACGGATGGTTTAGATAGAGTGGCTTTAATTGGGACCGAAACATTATTCACAATGAATTTACACAACTCAGAAGTTTCATTCATAACTGCACCTGGTTCACGTGCTGGTATATCTAATGCAAATCCACTGCACTTGGTTGATATAGGTTCTAATGTTTTCATGAATGTCGATTCCTTATACGTTTCTGGAAATACACAAGTTTTGGGAAATGTGATTTCTGGTGATGGTGTCATAGCGACATATCTCGCTGGTGATGGTAATTTGCTCACGAATACCACAACCATAACAACTATGTCGACTATAACCGCGCGGGGAAACGTCACGACGAATACAATACAATTTATGAATACAACAACATCTTTTATAACTACTGGACCTGTAAGTGTGAGAAATACAGAACCTGAGAATACATTAGATGTTGCGACAAAGTTTCGCGTGGATATAAATTCCGCAAATGTTGTCGTTGTCGATGGTGTTGTGGTGGCACGCGGTTTCATAGGAGATGGTAGTAAAGTCACTGATACTATTAGTTTTACCCAGTTGGAACAAATGGTGAGTGTAGGTAATACTACATCAAATACGGTTCAATTTGCGAATGTTGAGACCGCTTTAGTGTGTCGTTCAAATGTGGGTATATTAAATGCAAATCCCATGCATAACTTAGATGTCGGTGCGAATTTATATGTTGACGATGCCGCTGGTTTCAATAGTATATTGAACGTAACAGGGAATGTATCTGCTACATATTTTATAGGTGATGGTCGTTTTATGAGTAATGTACCCGTGTGTGATGTGTGTTCTACTTTAGAATATGTGACAAATAGGTATGGTAATAGCACAGCAAACACAGTTCGTTTTGTTTCAAATTCATTGAGTTTATATTCTGAATCAAATGTTGGTATAGCGAATGAATATCCTATACATAGTTTAGATATTGGTTCAAACATATATATTGAAGATCGTGATGAAACAACAATGAATACTTTAGGAAACATACAGTGTAATTACATGATAGGAGATGGGAGTAGATTAATCAATTTACCTTCAACTTTAAATACAATTTTAAATAGTGGTAATGTCACTGATAATATATGCTCTTTTACACATTCAAGTGTTGGTATAAGTGTTGGTGCTAATATACAATTTTTGAATGATATAATCATTGATTCCCCGGAGATGGGTTCTTTTTATATTGGACCCGTAAAACCGGATGGTGCTTTACACGCGTTAGGATTATCTAATTCATATAGAATTGGTATAGGCTATAACGCAGGTCAGAAAGGCCAGGCGGATGAGGGGATCGCGATAGGTGTGAGTGCCGGTATGAGTGGTCAACGAATTAATTCTATCGGCATTGGTTACCAAGCGGGTCAATCTTTTCAAAATTCATTCGCAGTTGGTATCGGTGAATCGGCTGGTTTTACATATCAAGGATCACATTCATTCGCGATTGGATTTTTATCTGGGAAAGAAAGAAAAAATGTAAAATCTCACGGTGTTGGTTCTAATTCAGGTGTCACAAATCAAGGTGAAAGTGCGACTGCTTTGGGTGATTCCTCGGGGTATGTAAATCAAGGTGTTCATTCTACATCTGTGGGTTATAGATCTGGGATGAACGATCAAGGTTCAAATTCTATGGCTATGGGTGCTATGACATCTCAATACACACAAGGTGCGAATGCGTTTTCAATGGGATTTCAAGCGGGTCAATCTACACAAGGTGATTATTCTTATGCTTTAGGTTTGGGTTCAGGGGTAAAAAACCAAGGTGATATGTCTATGTCTATAGGTTCTAATTCCGGATATTTAAACCAAGGTTCAAATTGTTTTGCTTTGGGACAAAATACTTCTTTGGATAACCAACAAGATTATGCTTTTACAGTTGGTGTGAGTTCTGGTAGCACGTCCCAAGGTATTCGAGGGTTCTCTTTGGGTCAAGAAAGTGGTATGACTTCACAAAATCAAAATACATTTAGTATGGGAAATAAATCAGGTATGACTGGTCAAAGTATTCGTTGTTTTGCTTTAGGTGAAGAAAGTGGTATGACTTCACAAAGTCAGAATGCGTTTAGTTTGGGACATAAATCAGGGATGACTGCTCAAGGTGTTAATGGTTTTGCGTTTGGTCAAGAAAGCGGTATGACTTCACAAAGTCAGAATGCGTTTAGTTTGGGACATAAATCAGGGATGACTGCTCAAGGTGTTAATGGTTTTGCGTTTGGTCAAGAAAGTGGTATGACTTCACAAGGTAAAGATGCATTTAGTTTGGGACATAAATCTGGTATGAGTGGTCAAGGTTCTACAGCGTTTGCCATAGGACACGCGTCTGGTATGAGTGGCCAAGCGAGTGGGTGTTTTTCTTTGGGACATGGGGCTGGACAAACATCACAACAACTTAGAGCAACTGCTGTGGGTTATAATGCAGGAATGACATCACAAAAAACGGATGCTTTGGCTTTAGGATACGGGTCTGGAAGAAGTAATCAAGGAATTCGTGCGTTGGCAGTTGGATATAACGCAGCGCTATTAAATCAAGGAAACGATGGTATATCCATTGGATTTTCATCAAATAGTGGTGCGAATTCAATATCTTTGGGAACACAAACCATAGCAAATGGTACAGAAACTATATCTATCGGTCGATTAGCAAAAAATGATAAAGATAATTCTATTTTGTTCAATTTATTAGGAACACCATTTTCTACAAACAGAGATGATGCATTTTTTATTAATTCTCCTAAACATTTCGCATTTCAAAATAATGAATCAACCCTATTATCATACCAAAGTGTTCCCGGGGAGATTATCACAAATCAATTGTTTAGTTTTAGTTCGAGTGGTAATGTTTTAATAACTGGTAACTTGGAGGTCATCGGTGGTGTTACTTCTATTACAACGGGTTCTTTTGTCGTATCGGATAGTATCGTCCTATTTGGTAATAATAATACATTAGGAACATTGGATTTAGGTATCATATTTTATAGAGGTGGTCCAACTAAATCAAATGTTGCATTTGGCTATGATGAGAGTATAAGAAGTGCTGTCTTGGGATATTCACAATCAACATCTTTGAATGATACTATTACCATAGATATGTCTAATAATTTTACAATCAACGTGTATGGTTCAACGACATTCTCAAACGTGATAGAAGTTGCGAAAAATAAAAATCAAACATCTGTGTTTTCCTATGCATCCGTTGGATACACAACAGGTTTTTCGGATACAGCCACATTTTCTCATATTGATATGAATAGTTCAACAAAATATGCTCTCAGACAATCAAGCACGGGAACCACATTCCTCAACGCAGCAACGGGACAACGTATTGGTTTAGCCATAAATAACTCGGAACAACTCGTAGTGCACCCCTCGGGAAATGTGACCATAGGTTCAACAACAGCACAAAACTATAAATTATATGTCAATGGTATAACGTATTTCAATGGATATACAGAAATCAATGGAGAACCGACTTTCACTAATGCATCAACTTTGAATGGTGACGCCACGGTGACAAACCAAATGTTTGTAGGAAACGATACAGATAATCCATCCCATATAGGAAGGGCTGTCATTGGATATTGTGGTGACATTGATTTGGCTTCTTTTGCTCACATAGACAGTAATACAACGACTGGTTACGCATTACGACAAAATTCAATTGGTGCTACAATGTTGAATTCACCCTCCGGGCAGTATGTGTCGTTTAGATTAAACAACTCGGACCAAATGGTGCTCCATTCCACAGGAAATATGACAATCGGTACAGCGACGACACAAAACTATAAATTACACGTTGAGGGAGATATGAATATTAGTGGTTTTTACCATGATTCTGTAAATAAAGGATTTCTAGTTTATTTAAATTCAATCATCATGTGGAGTGGTACAACTATTCCTACGGGTTGGTCTCTCTGTGATGGTTCAAATGGAACACCAAATCTCAGAGATAGGTTCATAGTTGGTTCTGGAAGTTCATATACAGTGGGTGCCACTGGTGGTGCGGCTAGTGTAACATTAACAACCACAGAAATGCCATCACATACACACGGTCATAATTTTTCTGGCACCGCCGCGACGGCAGGTGCTCATACACATAATTACAGCAGTAGAGCATTAGATAGAGGCAAACCTGGGACAAGTGGCGTGAGAGTGTGGTCTGAAGATAACGGTGATAGTTCAACGACGACATCGGCGGGTAGTCACTCACACACTATTACTCTTAGTGGTTCAATAAGCAACGAAGGTTTGGGAGCCGCACACGAAAATAGACCCCCTTATTACGCCTTAGCGTATATCATGCGAACTGGGGCGTAATCATTTTAACAATTAATTATTGCAAAAATTGGTAAAATGAAAAAAATTATTTTTTTGTTGAATCCAATACGGCCAATAAAAGAACACCTACAACAAAAAACATGACTACTAAATTGCATTCTGTTTCATCTTGACATACATTCTTTTTAGTAGCTATCAATTTTTCTGGGGGAAGAGAAGGTGGAACTTTCTGAATTTCCACCTCATCTTCAATTGGACTATAACTTAGCATTTATATAATCAAAGATTTATTTCATTCTTCTTTGACTTTCTCCCTCGTTTTGGTTTTGATCCAGATATTGCCACTTCCTTAATATTTTCTTCATCTGCTGTAGATTCCATACTCACAGAAACAATGTCAGACATATCATCTTGTTGTTCTGGTTCTACTTGTGGGCGACTCAAGACGGTAGATGAAACAGGTGGTGGTGGTGGCATGGAGAGACTACCCATCAACTGAGATAAATCAATTCCAGGTCCGGACATCTCGTATTCTTCTGATCCTGAACCTCTTTGAGATTGTTGTTCTCCTGAACCACGGGGAACTGTATTTTTGACAGCATTCATCATACTATTCACCAGGTCTGGGTTTTGTTTCAGAACGTCATTCATATTTGGTATAGCCGCCTTGAACATACTGTTTGTTAAATGGAACATCATCGCAGAACCACCAAGCATCATGATGAGTTTGACTTCTGGAGCCATATGCATCTTCGTTCTGTATTTAGCATAAAGTTCCTCGAATACACCATCATAGTCATCCATGTTCTCCATAATATTTTCAGACCAACCATCGAGTTGTAATTCAAATGGATTATAGCGTTTATTCAAAAACTCCAATCCAGTGGTACAGGCGACGAGCATTCTCCTGGAAAACTTAATAGATTGTTCGACTTCGATACCATACATAATCCGCTTGTATTCACTTCGCATTTCATCAACATCTGAATAAGCATTTAATCGCTTGTTAATACTGAAACCTTTCTTTTCCAACCGTGTAAGTTTATTAAGTAAATCAGCCTTTTCATCATCTAAACTGAAATAGCCTTTAGATGGCTGTGGTTGAGCCTCTTGTTGCCCAAAGCCGTAGTCTGACATTCCCTCTTGGTATTGACCATCATCGTCGTCATCATCATCATCATCATTGTTATCGTCATCACCGTATGCGTTTTCAGGAGGTGGGCGTCGAGGTCTGACTTCTTCCTGTTGTTTCATTGGATTGACGAAAGCGTCGAGGTCTTCCTGTTCTTCGTATTTTTTTGAAATAGTTGGTTCCGACCTGAATTTATTTTTGGGTCGCTGTACCTTTCGCATCTTTGGTTGGCGACTGACTTGAATCTCTTCCATTATTTGTCGTTCTTCATCATTCAGTTCCATGGTTGGACCATTTCCTCTGTTTAATACTATTTCATCCATTATAAAACTATAAGTTAAAATATCTTTTAGTTTTTAACTCACTTTTTTTCTTACACAATTATATAAACAATGAAGGGTATGAACCGAACTACCAAACAAATGCTTCGATGGATTGTCATTATATTTGTAATGGTGGTGCTTCTTCAGATGTTCAGAGGAACATCTAAGTATGAGCTCCGAGAAATATCCATCAACGAAAAAAATTCTCAAAGCATAAAAGACCTTCCATATACACTCGAGTGTGTCCCAGGGGCGGTCAATGGCTCCGCGTACACTAAAAATTTGACACCAGGGGGTGTTTGTGGCATTCAAAAGATTGTCGCCGAACAATCAGAGTATGAACTCGTCGGGGGTATTGGTGAGCCACTTATCTAAAAAATAAAAACAATGACTATAGTATAAATAATGCACGACGAAGGTCTTGATACATACACAATAACTATTGATACTTTGGGGCAAGCAAGTAAAAATACCTTTTCTGTATATTTAACCGAACCTCTGAAAAATGTAGTTCAGGCAGAAATGTTAGGAGCACACATACACACAACAAATAAAGTAGATCACGCGTATGTCTCGATCGATGAACTGGATACTCTCTACAGTGAAAGAGCCACACAAACTCTTGATGGACAAGGTGAAATATCTACAGTGAGAAGTTCATTCGCATCAATCATTTGCGACGCAGAAGTACACCACGGAAACAGTGTCCAAGATATGGTGATCATCTATAAAAGTAATACTCATTACCCAATCAAACATAAGTATCCATCGGTTGTTAGAAGAGTTAATAGATTAACAGTGAAAATAATGGATCATACTGGTAATACTATTCCAAATTCGTCTGACAATCAAGAGAACTTTTTAATTCTCAATTTCAAATGTCAAAATCCTGGAATGATACTTCCTTGATAACTAATTATCAATCATGTTTTTTTATAAAAATTTAAAATATGATTAATAATTAATAATGAGCAGTGGAACTGGTATTCAAAGATTACTCGCTCTAGGTGCTCAGGATGTTCATATAGTGGGAAATCCTGAAATATCATTTTTCAACTCGACATATAAAAGGCATTCAAATTTCTCACAAGGAACTGAACCACTCAAAATTGTTAATCCACCAGTTGCAGACAACCCTGGATTTTCAACTATAAAAATTGAAAAATATGGAGATTTAGTAGGTTATGTGTATTTAGCACCTAACAGTATTACGCTTGGTAGATCAATAAGTTTAGGAAATTGGACTGAATATGTAGATAAATACGAATTATACATAGGTGGTCAATTAATAGACACACAAACATCTTTATTTACTGAAACGTGCGCTATTGATTTCATGGCAAATAATATTA